TATAAACTCATTCCTCAAGTTTGCGATATGATCAAGTGGGAAAATTATGACTATATAGGAACATGGGATGATGATTATTGCACCGATATTCAGTCTGTAAACAGATCGCTTGAACTTGCAAGACGGCACGATTTCAGACTGTTTCAGCAAGCGGTAACATCTTTCAATACATTTCCATGTTTGAAACATAATCCAGAGTGGGTATTCTCAGAGACAAACTTTATTGAATCTGGCGTTCCATTTTTCAGAAACGACATATTCAAGAAGTTTCTTCAGTTCCTGCGCGATTATGATTACAAAGTATCTGAATGGGGTATTGACAAAGTGCTGTGTCACCTGCTACAATGTACAGCACATGTTGTCCATGACACAACAATCAAGCATATGCGCGATGAAAGTTGGTATAGCAAGGAAGATGGCTTCAAAGAGATGGAATATTTGATGCGAGATTTCTTCCCTAAATACATGAAAGAAAAGTTCAATATTGATTATCAATATGACGATTCTCAGGTCACATATCGGGCTTGGCAAAAACAATCTTAATATAATGAGGTAATAATGACTAAACGTGTTCTAATAACTGGCGGCGCAGGATTCATCGGACATCATGTAGTTGATATGTTTCTTTCCAAGACTGATTGGGAAATCATATCGCTAGATCGTCTTGACTATTCAGGCAATCTCAACAGACTTGATTCTGTAGTTTCTGTTTATCCGAAGTCAGAACAGAAGCGTGTTAAGGTTGTTTTTCATGATCTTAAAGCTGAAATCAATTCTCTAACTGCAAACTTGATTGGCAAGGTTGATCACATCATTCACTTGGCAGCATCAAGTCACGTTGACAGGTCTATTTCACATCCTATGGAATTTGTTCTAGACAATGTTGTTGGCACTTGCAACATTCTAAACTTTGCAAGAACTCAGAACAATCTTGAGCGATTCATTTACTTCTCAACTGATGAAGTATTTGGTCCAGCGCCCAAGGGAGTAAATTACTCTGAGAAGGAACGCTATAACTCTTCTAATCCATATTCAGCAACTAAGGCTGGTGGTGAAGAACTGGCTGTTGCTTTTGAAAACACATACAAGTTGCCAATCTTCATCACTCATACGATGAACGTATTTGGTCAGCGTCAGCATCCAGAGAAGTACATTCCTATGTGCATTCGAAAGGTACGTGATGACGAGACTGTGTTTATTCACTCAGATCACACTCGCACTATTCCTGGCTCTCGCTTCTACATTCACGGTGCTGATGTTGCTGATGCTATTCACTTCTTGCTCAATCTAAATTCCAGTCAGATGGAAAAGATTTATGAGCCTGATTATGGTGGAGCAAAGTGTCCTAAGTTCAACGTTGTTGGCAAAGAAGAGATCGACAATCTTCAACTTGCGAAGTATATCGCACAAGTTCAGAACAAAGAACTTAAGTATGAGATGATTGACTTCCATACTTCTAGACCTGGACACGATCTTCGCTATGCGCTCTCTGGAGATTTCATGCGTGATCTTGGCTGGGAACCACAGTATACACTGCAAGACAGAATTAAAGAAGTGGTTGATTGGTCAATCGCTAATCAAGAATGGATCAATCTATGAGATATAACATAGTAGAAGCTTCTGATAATCCAGTTCAAGAGTGGCTTCCTGCTGAAGACTTGGGCAGAATCTTTAAAGGAAGAACAGAGTCGATTGTTGGTTTAGAGATAGGCACTGACACAGGAATTAGCACTCGGTATCTTCTTGATATGATACCAGGACTAAAACTCTATGGCATTGATCCATATACCAACTACATTGATTGGAACAACATGAATCTTAACGAGAGGGAAGAAGCGTATAAAATCTTTATGCATAGTCTCTCTCGTTATGGAAACAGGCATGTTCATTATCGCATGACTTCGGACGATGCTGTTAGCAAGTTTGAAGACGAATCTCTAGACTTTATCTTCGTTGACGGTCTACATACATATGATCAGGTTCTTTTGGACTGTAGAAACTACTATCCAAAATTGAAGAAGAACGGTCTATTTTGCGGACATGATTATGGAACAATTGAAGAAGTTCGCAGAGCGGTTGATGAGTTTGCTAAAGAAGTAAACAAAGAAATTCAGTTTATGCGTCAAGACAATTGGACATGGATTAAGGATTAACATGGAAAAGTGTGTAGAAATAAAAGAGTGCATTGCTTGCGGCAAAACTGACCTTGAAACAGTAATCAATCTTGGCATTCAACCTTTGGCCAATTCTTTCTTGAAGAATCCTGATGATCCTGAAGAGAGTTTTATGCTGGCAACAAATTACTGTAAGCATTGTCATCATGTACAGTTGACACACAAGGTAGATCCTGATCTTTTGTTCAAGAATTATCTGTATGTGTCTGGCACCACAAAGACTCAACTAGAATACTTTGATTGGTTTGCCAGATTTGTAAGTGAATATTCTAGAACAAACATGAAGCTGGATGAAATTTTCGGGTTCAATTCTGTTCTTGATATTGGTTGCAATGATGGCTCACAACTAGATGCATTCAAGAAGTTAGGGATCAACACATATGGTGTTGATCCTGCTGAAAACTTGTATTCATTAAGTTCACAAAATCATACTGTTCACTGTGGTTATTTTGACGAACACTACGACTCAAAAGGATTTGATGCTGTAATCTGTCAAAATGCCTTCGCGCACAACTACGATCAACTTAGCTTTCTTAAAAATATGAGCAGAGTTGTTTCTGATCATGGTCACATCTATATCACAACTTCTCAAGCTGGCATGATACTAAATGGCGACTTCGACACAATCTATCATGAGCATCTTTCATTCTATAATATTAAGTCTATGAATGAGCTATGTAAGAGGGCTGGAGTTAATCTAATTGATGTTGTGAAGCATCCTATTCATGGCACAAGTTACATCTTCATCATCTCTAAGACAAAGGCTAGACCTGCCTATATTAGTCTTCTAATTCAAGAAGAAACAGAATATGGGTTCTATGATGATGAAACTTACGCGGAGTATGCAGACAATTGCGTCTTTACAATGCAAAGTCTCATGAACTGTGTTGACGCACTTAGAGACGAAAAGAGAACTATTGTAGGCTATGGCGCACCTGCAAAAGGTAATACTCTACTCAATGCAACGGGCATCAAGTTGGACTTTATCATTGATGATAATCCTTTGAAGCAAGGTCTATATACTCCAGGTATGCATATTCCAATCTTCTCTTCTGAAAAGTTGAAAGAATATGAGAATGAAAATCTAGTTTTCATACCTCTTGCTTGGAACTTCTATGAAGAAATCAAGACTAAGATCGATCAGCTAAGACCTGATAATAAAGACACTTACATTAAGTATTTCCCATTTTTGTACGTTCAGACAAAAGAATAAGGAAGCATAATGCGAAATGTATTGTACTATCATGCGTATCTAACAGATGATTATGGCGCATGGGCCAACATCTTCATGGAACAGATGAAGCAAATTGAAGATTCTGGACTGAAAGATAATTTAGATAATGCAGTAGTATCTTGTATAACGAAAGATGACCTTCGCTGGTTGTCTTTTCGTTCTATGTTTAGACACTATTTTCCCAACTGTGAAATCTATGGATTCATGAACATCAATCCAGACGATAACCATATGTTGCAAAATCTGAATACAGATAATTCAATGACCGAAAATCTTCTTCTGCATAATATGTGGAAAGACTCATTTGAAGGCGATTTCAACATTTTGTATCTACACACAAAAGGTGTGACAGCGCAGAAGAAACATCTAGAAGTTGGTGATGTTGATACCTATATCAAGTATTACTACTGGCGAAACTACATGCAGTGGGGTACTGTTGAAAAGTGGCGCGAATGTGTTGAAGCATTAAAGACATATGATACCTCTGGTGCATCATATAAGACTGAACCGAGTCCTCATTACATGGGCAATTTCTGGTGGTCGAAGTCCCAGCACGTTAGAACTCTTCCAAATCCATCAAACAAAGAATGGTTTGAAGATATTAAGCGCAATTCAAAAAATGAGTGGATGAGAACTGCACCAAATCGTTTTCGTGACGAGATGTGGATATGCAGTAATCCAAATACTAAATCGTTTAATATATACAACGAAGCAGTTAGTCCTTTAAGCGAACCAATAAAGAGAGAATCTTATGGAATCAATCTGTAGAAAGGTATGCGAATATGAAGAAGACAGTTCAGGATCATATAGAAGCAACGAAGAAAAGACTTGCCGAGGCTGCGGCCGCACGGCAAGCGAAATTGAAGAGTGGTTTTACGCAACCAAAGAACGGAAAGTTGCCATTGCCAAAGAAGCAAGGGCCAGGAAGAAAGCCCTCCGTGAAACCGACGGGTAGAGGCAAATAACACTTGACATTCCTTTTGGATATGTTATTATATCCATACTGACAAACACACAGAGGAACACATGGCATATTTTACACAAACCGTTGAAGTTGATGTTGATCTTGACGAATTTGATGATGAGGAAATCATCGATTATATGGAATGCCGAGGATATACTGTTACTAGAGATTCTGCCGCAGATGCGTCTTTTGTAGATGTTGTATGGAATATTGAACGCGGTAATCTAAAGGAAGCATTGATCCAACTTGAGCGTGAAGTGCCTGAGTTGAAGGGTATTGCGACTCTCAACTAAATACAAACATTGCGGGGTTGGTATATGGGTTGTGCCCTAGCCTTCCAAGCTAGTGAAACGAGTTCGAATCTCGTACTCCGCTCCATTCATACATTATGAGGTGACATCATGTCCATTTGGTATATTATTCTTGTAATCGTCATGGCAGACGGCAGTGCTTCTGTTGACACGCGATATCCTAACACTCCCGAATATAACAACGAAAAGACTTGCAACGAAGTCGGTAACGAACTTATGGAGCAAGAGCAGATGAAGATCGGCACGAATGCGGGTACCGTTTATTTCATCTGCAAAGAACTCGGCATGGATCAAATTCTTAAGGCAACTGGTAAGGCTGGAAGCAATTCGTGAACTATGTTTTTGATGTTGATGGAACTCTAACACCATCGCGTGAAAAGATAGATGAGAAGTTTGAAAAGTTCTTTTTGAACTTCTGTAGAAAAAATTCAGTCTACCTTGTAACAGGTTCGGATTATAGCAAGACTGTTGAACAGCTTGGATCTGATATATGTTATGCTGTAGAAGGGATATATAATTGTTCTGGCAATCTGCTAACTAAACGTGACATTGAAATCTACCGCAATGACTTTGAGTTGACTAACGAAGAACTTGAAGCATTGGATATGGAACTTCGCAAGTCAGGATTTTCTATTCGCACGGGCAATCACATTGAAAAACGTATTGGCGCTGTAAACTTTTCTATCGTTGGCCGCAATGCAAACAAAACCGAAAGACAGTTGTATATTGAATGGGATCAAGCAACGAACGAGCGCCATATCATATGTGAAAATTTGAACGACAGATTTTCAAGATTAGAGTTTGTCGTTGGCGGAGAAACAGGCATTGATATCTTCCTAAGAGGTAAAGATAAATCTCAGATTGCCGCACATTTACGACCTTTCACTTTTTTTGGTGATAGATGTGAAGTTGGTGGTAATGACCATTCTATATACTTGATAGCAGATAAAGCATATTGGGTTAGTGATTGGAAAGACACATATCTATATCTGAGAGATGTTATGGAGTTAGACAATGAATCCACAGATTGAAGTGAATGATTTTGTCGAGAATGAAGATGGCTCAGCCACAATTACTGTTACCATGGATTATGATACGATTCTTGTGTTTGCAAAAAAAGGTCTTCTTGCCGCTTTGACTGAAGCTGCTAACGAGGTACTTGAGGAGAACGTACCAAATGGAAAAGAAAACTGATCCTATAGTAGAATTAATAAAAAGACACGTTGATAACTTTCAATATGAAATGCAAAATAATAGACACGACGGTTGGATTCAAAACCATTACCGCGACTGTTTGATAGAAATTCGTGAATACATCAATAAGGCATTAGATAAATGAAAGTGAAGATCAGTAAGTACCCTACCGTTTTCTTGAGATGTAAGATTTATGATCGTTACATGAACAAGAAGTACGGTCATGTTTGGCCGCATCCTTCAACACCAACTAAGTTTGAAAACTTTTTAGACATGCTTGATGATGTTATTCAAGCGGTCTATGATGTAACGATCAATCCTATCATCAGGCATCGTGAACAGAAGATTAGTGTTCGTATTGATGATTGGGATACTTGGAGTGCCGATCATACTCTTTCGTACATCATTCATCCTATTCTTCTAAAGATCAAAGAAGGTAAGTTTGGCACTCCGTATACGGATCGTGAAGACGCACCCGATGATGTTATCTATGATGACAACACTGAAGAAAACGATTGGGATCGACCCTTTAACGCAATGCGCTGGCATTACATTCTTGATGAAATGATCTTTGCGTTTGAGAAAATCAGAGATGACGAATGGGACTTAGAAATCTATGATCGTCATCGTGGTTGGACTGACGAAGCCTTTGCAGAACGCGAAGCTATCCAGAAGCGTATCAACAATGGTCTTCGACTATTCGGCAAATACTATCAGAGTTTATGGACATGAAATGTAACACATGTAATACTGAGTTTGTTCCTTTTCCAATGATGGATGATCAAGCGGCTGGATGCGCTGCAACTTTATATCTCAAGAATAAAGATTACTACATACTTGGTCACTATGGTTCAATGCAGTATGACATGCAAAGGTATATCTTGAAGAAGAACAATCATTATCATACTGGTAACATCTGTGATGATTGTATTAGTAAACTTGTAAACGAAGGTTCGGCCTCATTGATTGAAGATGGTGTTTGGTAATGTTGGGTTGGAAATACAACGAAACTATGCTAAGAACTTACATGACTGAACATGCGGAAGACATGGGCAGGTTTTGGGCTGAAGTGTTAAAAAACACGCCTGATTTTTATGAGAACTTTATGCGAGGATTTCTAGAGGAGTTAAACAAAAAGAAGGAATAGCATTATGGCTTATCAAACTATTTCCGAAGAGATTATCCGACAAGCAGCAGAGATTATGGGTCCAGAAAGCAACTTTCATGTTGCACTCAAATGGGCAGAAGAGTATAGACAAGCAGGACTAAACCCTGTATACTATACAGACGATTCCGAGAAGATCGTATTCGTCACAACAGAAGAAAAAATGAACGGCACAAAGTTTAATTAATATTGGAGTTTTGTAATGAATATTCTTGAGACTGCATGGAAGCAGCGTGAGTATGATGGCAAGTGGGAAAAGCTGGCCAAGGTTATGGACTATGATAACAAGTATGTCTATAAGTCTGAGTCAGGTTCGAATCTGACATACATTCCTACAAAGTGGATGACAGTTGGCGTGTTTGATTTTATGGCGGAGTTTGAATGATGACAAAGAACATTAAGCTATTTAAGCTTTTATCTGGAGAAAACATTTTGGCCGAGATCGTTTCCGAAAACGAAGAGTCGATCAAGATAAAGTATCCTGCAAGAGTAACGCTAATTCCACCAAAAGCTTCAATGCAATATGATGCTAAAGCATCTCCTCAGATTGGATTTGGTCCTTGGTTAGAATTTACCGATGATGTGACATTTGATCTTAACAAGACTCATGTTGTGGTAATGATGAATCCTGTCAAGGAATTTGTTGCCAACTATGAATCGATGTTCTCAAAGATTATTCAGCCAAATTCAGGGTTGATTTTGCCTCAGAGTTGATGTATAATAATGCTTACGCAAAGCGGTAGTGTTCTTGCGCTACCGCTTTTTTTGTTTGATGAGGGTATTTAATGGCTTCTTTCTATACTAATGTTCAAGTCTATGGTTCGCGCATTCTGTATCGCGGTGTAGAAGACGGAAGAAAAGTCAAGCGAAAGATTGATTATTTTCCAACCCTGTACGTTCCCTCAAAAGTTCATACGGGATTTACTTCTGTTTCTGGTGATGCCATGGCCGAAATGAAACCTGGCAACATTCGTGAAACCCGAGATTTCGTAGAGCAGTATAAAGAAGTTGAGAACTTCAAAATCTACGGCAATCAGAAGTATGAATATACTTTTATCTCCGATCATTTCTCAGATGACATTGACTGGGATCTATCACATATCACTGTAACAAACATTGATATTGAGGTAGGTTCTGAGAATGGATTTCCAGAACCAGAACACGCAAACGAACCAATTACCGCTATTACTATGAAGAACAATCAAGGCAAGTTCATTGTCTTGGGTTGCGGCAAGTTTGATAACAAGCGCGATGATGTTTGGTATATTCATTGTAGAGATGAAATTGATCTAATCAAGAAGTTTCTTGATGAGTGGACATTCAACTATCCAGATATCATAACTGGATGGAATGTAGAGATGTTTGATATTCCCTATCTCGTTAATCGCATCAAGAAAATTCTTGGTGAAGAAGCGGCAAAGCGTCTCTCGCCTTGGAGTATCGTTAATGAGCGCCGTGTAACTAATATGCGCGGTAACGACCAACAGATTTATGATGTGATGGGCATTGCTGTTCTTGACTATATTGCAATGTATAGAAAGTTTGCTCCTGGTGGTCAGTCTCAAGAATCGTATAAGCTTGATGCTATTGCTAACGTAGAAGTTGGTGAGCGTAAACTTTCATACGAAGAGTACGGCAATCTTCATACACTCTACAAGGACAACTATCAGCTATTCATTGAGTACAACATTCGTGACGTTGAACTTGTTGAGCGCATTGATGAAAAGTTGAAACTGATTGAATTGGTTCTTACTCTTGCGTATGATTCCAAGACGAATTATACTGACGCATTCTCACAAGTGCGTATGTGGGATGCTATCGTGTATAATCATCTTCGTAAGAAGAATGTAGTAGTTGATCCAATTGTCAAGCATTCTAAAGATTCTGCATATGAAGGTGCATTCGTGAAAGATCCGATTCTTGGTATGCACAAGTGGGTCGCTTCATTCGACTTGAACAGTCTGTATCCGCACTTGATCATGCAATACAACATTTCTCCTGACACTATCATTGAGCCAGAACACTATGATGGAACATTACGAGAGTTTGTTTCTCGCAATCATATTTCTGTGGACAATCTTCTGAATCAAGAAATAAATACCAGTGTTCTACAAACGGCTGATGCCACGCTAACTCCTAATGGACAGTTCTTCACAAAAGAGCGTCATGGGTTTTTGCCAGAGATCATGGAGAAAATGTATAATGATAGGTCTGCGTACAAGAAGAAAGCTCTCGCAGCTAAACAAGAAGTTGAACGCGAAACGGATCCAACAAGAAAATATGAAATCGAAAAAAGAATCGCTCGGTTCAATAATCTTCAATTGGCTAAGAAAGTTTCGCTAAACTCAGCTTATGGCGCTTTGGGCAATCAGTACTTTCGATACTTTGATATCAGACAAGCTTCTGGTATTACGACCGCAGGTCAGTTGTCTATTCGTTGGATTGAGAAGAAGATTAATGAATATCTCAACAAACTTCTAAAGACAAAGGATGCAGACTATGTTATTGCGTCGGACACGGATTCTATTTACCTCTCACTTGATAAACTGGTCAGCGAGACTATTGTTAAGCAGAAGCCTAATGCTGATACAAGAGAAATCATCAAGTTCATGGACAAGGCGTGTGAAGATCGCATTCAACCGTTTATTGACAAAGCTTATGCTGAACTTGCTGGATATATTAATGCCTACGAACAAAAGATGCAAATGAAGCGCGAGGCTTTGGCCGATAAAGGTATTTGGACAGCTAAGAAGCGTTACATTCTGAATGTTTATAACAACGAAGGTGTTGAGTATGCAAAGCCGAAAGTTAAGGTGATGGGTCTTGAGATGATCAAGTCTTCCACTCCATCTTTCTGTCGTGAAAAGCTTTGGCAAGCAATTGACGTTATTCTGTCTGGAACAGAAGATGAGGTTATTCGCTTCATTGAACAAACTCAGACCGAGTTCAAGTCTGCTGACATTCCTGAGATTGCATTTCCTCGCGGCGTTAACGGTCTAGAAAAATTCTCGGATGTCAAGACACTATTTGGCAAAGGTTGTCCTATTCATGTTCGCGGATCTTTGATATACAATCATCTCATCAAGTCCAAGAAGCTAGAAAAGAAGTATCAGTTGATCAAAGAAGGTGAGAAGATCAAATTCATCTATCTGATTGAACCAAATACTATTCAGTCTAATGTCATTTCGTTCACTGGCATTTTGCCAGAAGAACTTGACATTAAGAAGTACATTGACTATAATACACAGTTCAACAAGTCTTTCGTGGAACCATTGAAGATTATTCTTGATAGTATCGGTTGGAAGACTGAGCATGTAAGTTCTTTGGAAGATTTTTTCGCATGAGTTTAGAACAATTTACACGACTAGCAGGTTCAGGTAATCCAAATCGTGAGAAGGATGACTTCTATGCGACTCCTGATTGGGCTATCGATGCTTTGCTAGATCGTGAAAAGTTTGAAGGTGAAATCTGGGAACCAGCATGTGGTGATGGTGCAATCTGCAAACGATTGAAACATTATGGTTACAGCAATTTTTATGCTACCGATCTTATTGATCGTGGTTATGGGGACAATCATTTTGACTTTCTAAACAGCAGACGAGAGGCCGAAAATATTGTTACTAATCCACCGTTCAAGATTGGAACAAAGTTTACTCTTCATGCTCTCAATCTGGCTAGTAAGAAAGTCTGTATCTTTAACAAGCTATCTTTTCTTGAGGGCAAAGAAAGAAGAGATAGACTTTACAGCCTTAATATGTTAGAATGCTGCTATGTTTTCGGAGAACGAGTTGGATTTAATGGCGGCGGTGGTATGTTAGCTTTTGCCTGGTTCGTTTTCAACAAACAATATAATAGTAAACCGAGATTGGAGTGGATATGACAAGAAGTGATTATGACGATTTTCATAAAGTGCTAGAAGACATTGTAGCTTCTAGAAAGTATCTTGATGGTGCTTCTCGGCCGTGGGGTCGTTGGTTCGTCCTTGATGTTGATCAAGGCTACAAGGTAAAGAAGCTAGAGATTTTGCCAGATCAGGCCATTTCTCTACAATATCACAATCATCGCAGTGAACATTGGACGATTGTGCAAGGCGAAGGCAAAGTTATTGTTGATGGCAACATCTTTACTGTTCGTAAAGGCGAGTCATTCCATGTACCAAAACTTGCAATGCACAAGATCACGAATACTCATCTAACTGAAACTTTGATTGCAATTGAGGTTCAGATGGGTGATATCTGTAACGAAGATGATATCGTGAGGTGCTGAATGGACGAATTTAAACTTTTGAGCGAAAATGCATTTGTTCCTATAGAAAGAGAGGAACATAAACACATATGTCAGCTTAATGAGAATATGACTTTTGAGTTAAAAGAAACGCCTGAAGGTGGAATTCAATATGTTCTCATTCGAAACATTCTTAAACATCCTGATGATTTCGTAACATTTGTTAAACGACATCCTGCATATGGTGGAAAATTAAAAACGTATATACCTGGGTTTAGACAGTTTTTTAGTACAACCGAATTTATGTTTCTACATCAGTTTTGGTCTGCTCTATATAAGAAAACAACAGGCAAAGATACAAGCTTTTGGAACTGGGCATCATGTTCAAACATCTGCTATCCTGGTATGGTAGGAGATGTCGAACCTCATGCCGATCTCGCGCCTTATGTAGGCAGTTTATGGCTCATGAAAGATATGCCAGATACAGGAACGGCATTTTTCAAATTTAAACATGACGGTAAAGTTTACTACAATAAACATGACTTGCCTAAGGGAATGTATGAAACGTCACCTATATTCAAGTCTGACGCAAGATCATTCCGTTCTTGGTATGATCTAGAAAAGAATGAGCGATACGAGAGAATCTATGTAACTGGGTCTGAATATAACACTGCTGTTTTTTACTCAGGACACTATTTTCATAACACGACTTTACGCCCTGATAAATATCCAAATAAGGTACGATATTCTTTTCTTTCGTTTCTTGAAGATGAAACGGTAAGAAAGAAGTTCCAATGAGATAAGGAGATTCTTATCTCACTAACATTAAGGAGAAACTTAAATGAATAATATGTTTAACTCCCTACTTAAGGAGATTGATAATGAGTATGCAGGAATTGCAGACGAAGGTGTTGAGGCTGGTGACGTTACTGGTTTCATTGGTACTGGTAGCTATAGCCTCAATGCTCTTTTATCTGGCTCTATCTACGGTGGGTTACCTGCAAATAAAGTCACTGCACTCGCTGGTGAACCCTCAACCGGCAAGACCTTTTACGCAATCAATATCGTGCGACAGTTCCTCCGTGACAATACCGAAGGATTCGTCTTCTACTTTGAATCAGAATCCGCAATATCTAAGCAGATGCTTACTGACAGGGGTATTGACACAAAGAGAGTTGCGGTCGTGCCAGTCGCTACTATCCAGGAATTCCGCACTCAAGCCGTAAAGATTCTCGACAAGTATATTGAAGACAAGGAAAAGAAAGATCGTCCTCCGATGCTCTTTGTTCTTGACTCGCTTGGCAATCTTTCTACTGACAAAGAAATGCAAGACATTGCAGACGGTAAGGACACACGCGACATGACACGCGCTCAGTTGGTTCGTGGTGCATTCCGTGTTCTCACTCTCAAGCTTGGTAAGGCTAAGGTGCCACTCATCGTGACCAATCACGTTTATGATGTAGTCGGCTCTTATGTGCCAACGAAGAAGATGGGCGGTGGTTCTGGTCTTGAATATGCTGCATCGACTATTCTATTCTTGTCAAAGAAGAAGGACAAGGATAAGGACAATCAAGTGACTGGTGCAATCATTACAGCCAATCTCAAGAAGGCTCGTTTGACGATTGAGAACAAGAAGGTCGAAACTCTGCTCGACTATTCTGACGGTCTTGATCCATACTACGGTCTAGTCGATTTGGCTGAGAAGTTTGAAATCATCAAGAAGGTTTCTACTCGGTATGAATTGCCAAATGGAATAAAAGTATTTGAGTCCGCTATTCTCAAAGAGCCTGAGAAGTATTTTACCAAGGACATTCTGGATCAGATTGACGAAGCTTGTAAGAATGAGTTCCTCTACGGTAAGTCTAATGTCACAACTGCGGAAGAAGGAGAAAAAGAATGATTGTAGGACAAGATTTTCGTTTTCGTGATGATATGAAAGAAGACACTGTTCCCATTGAAATCTTGACTAAGCCCTACAATGGTGTTATACTTCGCTTTACAGAAGTTGCGGTACAAGAGTTGGAAGACGGTACTGCAAAGGTCAAGTTTCAGTATGATCTCTACGCAATGGGTGATCACACTGAAACAAGTTTGAGAAAAGATGTCAAATTTACAGAATTTGCAGGTCTTATTTTAAATACGATTATTTTGGAAGCGGCGGAGAATCCTGATAATGAAGTTGGAACAGACAATACTACGGAATTTGTTGAGGAATGAAGACTATACTCGTAAGGTTCTTCCCTTCATCAAGGACGAATATTTTACCGTAGAAGAAGATCGTGTTCTCTATAAGGAGATCAAGAACTTTGTTCTCAAGTACAATAAAACTCCAACTCTTGATGCTCTTCAGATTGAGATCGATTCTCTCAACGGACTGAAAGAAGATCAG